GGTAAGGTCAGGCGGGATCGGGTTAGGTGTGGTCAGGTTTGGTAAGGCAGGTGAGGTGAGGTGAGGTAAGGTGAGGTGGGGTGTGGCAGGGTTGGGTTAGGTAGGGCAGGTTAGGTGAGATATGGTTGGATAAGGTTTGGTTTGGTACGGTAAGGTATAGCAGATGAGTATGGCCGAAGAGTTCCATTACGAAGAGGGCTTTATAGATTGGATAGTTAACCACTGGGAAGGTGATACCGCACAGCCTTATGGATTATCTGAGGATGAGTTTCATTCGGATGCTGAAGCGCGTGCGGGTTATAAATACCGTACTGGTAAGCAACCACGGGCTTACAGGCCAACTCGACACACATCAGAAGATAACGATCCTAGGCTTAGGAGTACCCATATTAATCACGTTTATTCCGATAGCCGTAGGTATACTAGCAAGGATTCAGTACAGGAAAACCCCGCACTGAAGCAATACTGGAAGGGGGTTGATAGACATAACGCTGGGGATGAGTACCTTGCGGAAATAAAAGAAATGCTCCGACTGGAGAGTTGGTTAGGTGACCGTGAGAGACGGTACAGCGAGGAGGAGTTATGGGATTCCAACCCGTACCATGAGGTGTTACGTAAACTTAATACCGTCCAACTCACTATAAAAACACTTGCAGAAGAATATGATTTACCTGACATAGATATAGATATGCTAAGAGAGGAAATACAATGAACAGCCTGAAGAGGATGAATAGGTTGTTAGGGAACTCCCTAACATTTGACCTGATACCAGTGCCCACAAAGGAAAACACATGACCCCAGAAGGGAAGGTTAAACGTAAAGTAACGAGCCAACTTAAAGCCATCAGCGCCTACTACTTCTACCCTGCAACGGGTGGGTACGGTAGGAGTGGGGTACCCGATATCGTCGGGTGCTACAACGGTACATTTTTCGGCATTGAGTGCAAGGCTGGGAAGAATACACCAACAGCTTTACAACAAAAGAACCTAGACGATATCCATGCTGCCAAAGGTATTGCACTTGTTGTCAACGAAGCCAATGTTGATGATGTGGGGTATCTCTTAGGGGCCACTCCTAACAACCCCAACCAACTAGAATTTGATTTCTAACAGTCTGAACTTTCTAATGTGTTAAAGCCGACTACAGGAAAAACTGAAGTATAACTGACATCGAGCGGGTGCGAGGCCCGCACCATTAAACTAATAAGGGTATCCAAAAATGGACAACGATCATTACACCGAGGTACGTAATTACCTAATCGGTAACCCAACTGCTTCTCTACAGGAGGTAGCGGAGGCCACACAGTGCACGCAGCCGTATGTTAATTTTGTCCGTGAGTGTATGGACGAGGTAGAAACAAGTTACAGGGAACACAACGACCTTCCACCACTGCCACTTAAAACACAGCAGTCGGTAACCAAAGCCCACATCTTGGATAAGGCAAAGTCCTATGTGACAGGGGCACGAGAGGTGGAGCATGGGGATACATCAGATAACTTCACCAGAATAGCTGCGTATTGGTCTACTCACTTGGACACAAAGGTTACTCCTACAGACGTAGGGATTATGATGACGCTACTCAAGGTGGCCCGAACCCGTAGCAATCCGACGAACCTCGATAATTATGTCGATGCAGCAGGGTATATGGCTTGCGGTGCGTCTTTGCTACAGTGGGCGCATGACTAATGGATTTAATCACAATAGATTTTGAGACGCACTACGACAAGCAGTACAGTCTAAGCAAGATGACAACAGAAGCGTATATCCGTGACAGTCGTTTTGAAGTTATCGGGGTAAGCGTTAAAGTAAACAACGGGCCTACCGAATGGGCAAGTGGTACACATGAACAACTTAAAGAGTACCTTGATGAGTTTCCTTGGGGACAAGCGATGGTATTGGCTCACAACACCCTGTTTGACGGTGCTATACTATCTTGGATCTTTGATATTCATCCTCGGGTGTGGCTTGACACTCTTTGCATTAGCCGTGCTGTACATGGGGTGGAAGTTGGAGGGAGCCTCAAAGTACTTACCGAACGGTACGGTCTCGGCGCTAAAGGTACGGAAGTCCTCAACGCTCTAGGAAAAAGGCGACGGGATTTCACAGACCAAGAACTCGCTAGATACGGTGATTACTGCATAAACGATGTGCAGTTAACCTATAAGTTGTTTGCACGTATGGCCAAGCAATTCCCCCGACAAGAACTAAAGATTATAGACCTGACCCTACGTATGTTTATTGAACCGATATTAGACCTAGACCTCGGACTACTTGAACAACACCTTGAAGACACTAAAGATGTTAAGGAGAAACTACTGACTGCGGCTGAGGCAGATAAAAAGTCCTTGATGAGTAACGCTAAGTTTGCCGAATTGCTTGAGGGGGTAGGTGTGGTACCCCCGATGAAGATAAGTCCAACGACAGGTAAGGAAACTTACGCCTTCGCCAAAACTGACGAGAGATTTAAAGCATTGTTAGAACATGAAGATGTGCGTGTACAAAC